GCCATCCACGACATCAGTAGCGTCATCCAGAACGTAGAGACGACCTCGGACGGCATCGAACTCGTAGTTACCCGCTGCTGCAACAGTCACCGGGGTGCCGCCAGTAGTCGCTATCACCAAATTGGTGACGCGACGAACACCAGCCGGGTTGGCCGCGGTCTTGCCGAGTTGGTAGTAGCGGCCCTTGTAGAGCGTAAGCGCTTCAGTGGCGCCCGTGGAGGCGGCCTGAACAACGTCAGTAGCGGTCCCGGAGAAGAACAACGCCACGTTCTGGCCGTTGATGTTATCGCACGTAAAGGCGCCCGTACGATTGATCTGCAGATCGACCGAAGCGTCTTTAACTTTCATGCCGCCGGTGGATGAGTAGTGGTCCAGCGTATCCGCAGAAGCGCTGGTGGAGAACTCCGGGCAGTTCCCGAAGAAACGTTCGCCCTTTTCGGATACCAGGGTGCCTGGGGCGAACCGGTCGAAAAAGACCTTGCCGCGCCCGAGGACGTAATTGTTTGCTGTCGCCATGGGGCTAGCCCTCGCTAATGGATTAATGAACTACTGTCGTTGTATCACACCGTATAGTACGGCTGTCCGAGTTTTTCCGCCAATGTAATGTACACCGGAAGGAAGAAAAAAGCATTGGTGGAAATCTGCTCTCTCGGCGGGCTGACCACGCCCGGGCCGAAACTGATGCCGGCGATCAGATACCCTTTGCCCGAATTTCCGGTGCCCAACATGTACGCTTCCGGGTAAGTCGGGTTGCCTGTGTTCGCGCTAGCCGTGAGAACTCGTCCCAGCATGGCTTCCACGTCCGCCATCAGATTGTAAGCCGGATCTGTGGGGTTAATCAGATCGTTCTCCACCCAGCCCTGCACTATCAGAGGCCACAGGCCCTTACGCATTTCGTCGTTGTACCCTGCGGCCACCCCACCGTCCACCTTAGTGGATTCAAGGATGGAGACCATCGGTATCGGATCGCTGTCGCCGAAGAGGGCGCGGCCGCAGAAAACGTTCTCACTCAAATCGTGATCGAAGCCTGCGTCTAAGGTGATCCCTCGGAGCAACGTTCTCAATCGATGCAATACTTCGAGCCGGTAGGACTTAGCCACGAGTAAGCCTCGCTATCTGTCGCAAATATTGGTTAGCAACCATGTCGCCTATGCGGTCTATGTTATCAGCCGCGACGCCGGAAAACACCTGGTCGACTGACGGGCCGTAAAGCAGATAAACGTTGGGGCTCAGCTGAACGCTGCTGGGCTTCGTTTTGTTCATCAGTCGTTCGCCCGGTTTTAAACGGACAGCCAAGCCGAGGTTACCATTATTGAGCTCGACGAGCCAGGCGCCTTTCAGGTATTTGGTCTGCCCGCTCTTGACGCGGACACTGACGCCACGGCGTGTAGCTTGTTTTTTGGCGTTCTGGCGGACGGCGAATCGAGCGAGAGATGTTGGGCGGTCGCGGCCCTTGACGATCGCCTCCAGTTTCTCAGGTGTCGCACGTTTGGCGAGGCCCAGACGGTCAGCGTTCAAATAGCCTTTAGGAAACTCGATCTGGTCATAGATCTCGCGTTTGAGGAAATTCAGTCCGGTACCGCCGGCTACGTCGTTGAGCGCCAGGCTGGCCGCTTTGCGGGAGATCTCCGGCTCACGCTCGAAATATTCAGAGAGCGATTCCAGGCCGTTGGCAATGATAGTCGTCATAACATAACCACCAGCCAGGTTTCCTCAACCGGGCCGTCGTACGGTTTACGGACATCGAGAGAGACCACGAAGCCGTAATCCAGAAATTCGATTTTATCGTGTTGCTTGGGCGACACGCCCAGCGTGGTGAAGACTTCGCGGTCGAAGACTACGCGGTCTATTTCGATCAACCTCTCCGCGCCTTCACCCTCTATCAAGCCTTCGCGCCGTATCACGGAGTGATAGCGCGCTTTGAGCAGAGGGTCGGCGAGAGGGGGTAGATGGGAGTTTGTCTGCTTGTCATACGTGTGAAACAAAATCGGGACAGCTGCCATATCATTAACGGCGCGCCGCCCCGCGGCTTTTATGTCAGCCATATTGAACGACATTACAGCTCGCCGTCCTCGTTACCTTTGGTACCAGTTTCGGCCGCGCCTTGGGTATCGGCTTTAGCTGCACCTTTGGTGTCGGTTTTAGCTGCACCTTTGGCCCCGGTTTTAGCTGCCGTTTGGCCTTGGGTGTTTGCCGCCGCCGCCTGAGCCGCCGATGCTGCCTGCGCTTTCAATCGGGCGTTTTCTTCGGACAATCGCTTCTCGCGGGCGGCAGCCTCGTCAGCCTGTTGGCGCAACTGGATCACTTCCGCCTGGGCGTCGGCATCGCGCTTTTTAGCTTCAGGTGACACGTCGTCACTCTCGTTGCGAGGGTCCCGTAATGAGTGCGGGCGCGATTTCAGAATGTCTTTCTGCTCTTTCTCGGTGAAAGCAAACGCCTGCCCGGCGGGTACTGTCACGTTCTGTTTATCGCGCACGACGCGAACTGTGTGGTCGCAGACTAATTTGGTCATGGTGACTCTCCTGGATACGTTACGGAAAAATTACAGGCTGGGGGTTAGCCAGCCTGTCGATCACCCGGTTAAGCGACTTGGATAGACGCTGTGGAGTTGATCTGTTTTGGCACCGGTAAAGGCGCGGACTGGGTCAACAGGTAGCGCACGGAAGGATCTTCCTCGTCGTAAATCTTCGGGAAGTACTTCGTAGCAACCAAGCTGTCTAAGTCTTCGATCGCGCCGTAGCAATCCACGCCCTGAACGCCTTCACCAATCAGAACGACCTTATTGGTGTCGAGAATATCCGTCAGAGTGCTGCTGCTGTCGTCCTCGTAAACTTTCTGGCTGTACACCCAGCAGCGCATCAAACCTGCGCCACTCACGCCGCGAATATCGCCCGCGTATTCGACACCCTCCAGGCCATCCAGGAAGCGGGAGATGGTGCCTTCGGAGCCGCGTATCTCGTTGTTCTGCAGCTCTTTAGGGTCGATGGTTGCGTAGAACAGCTCCCAGGCGTTCGGGCCGAACACGTAGTCGCGTGCCACGTCGCCAGTCAAGTCGTTGATAGCCCGACGCAAGCTTTGCAGATCCCCGATGGGGTCGGCAGTGCTTGTGCCTGACGGCTCATCCCATTTGGCCGTGCCGGTTAAGGTGACCGTCAAGCTGGGGTCGCGATTGAAGTCGATGGTGACCTTCGGATAATCACGGCCTTCGACAGTGACCATGCCGTCGATCAAGGCCTTCGCGCGCATCCACTCGATACGGTTGTCGATCTTGATGCGGTGCTCGCCCAACAGCTCAGCGATTTTAGCGTTGAGACGCTGCTCTTTGGTTAAGGTGCCGGTGATCAGCGCTTCGCCGGGCGTGCGACGGAAAAACTCGTTAGGACGCACAGCATCCTTCGGTTTAACGTAAGCAGGACGGTACGAAACTATGCTGGTGCCGGTGCGACGTTGAATGCGACCTTGCACGTTAGGTGCCACGAATGGCGCCAGACGACGGTAGTCGACGTTAACTTTATCGAACGCGATCTCTTGCGTCTCGAATTCGATCGCTGTCGGGAACCAACGACCCCAAAACGGCTTAAGCGTTTTCTGGGTGCGCAGTACGGTCAGCAGCGTGATTAAGTCATAAGGATTCATGCTACGCTCCCCTTAGTTGCTGAGTTCGCCGATGTAGACCGGAGTGCGAAGGAAAGCCGCCTTGCGTTGTGCCAAGGTGGTTAACGCCGCCGGCCACGTCAGGATCTCGTGGTTGAAGAAACCGCCGCAGAAATAGGCGACTTTGGTATTGCTGTTGATCGGGATAGGTTGAGACAGGATCCCCACAGCGATCTCCGTGCCGTCAGTCAGCGCGGGGTCAAATTTCGCGATAGCACCGGCGGCCGTTAATGCTACGACCTCGAACTTCACGTATGAGGTAGAGCCGTCAGTGACAACCGGCGCCCAGTCTGTGATTAAGGGTGCTTCACCGGCTAACAGCTCCTCGGGGGCGGTGGACCCCAAGAGTGTTTGGCCACCCGCTAAATCATTAGTATTCATGGCATTCTCCTGAAAAGGTTAATAAGCCGCCGAGAATTAAGCTGCAATCGGATGCAGTTTAATTCAGTTTGACGCCAGTAGCCAACTGTTGGTCGCGTAATATCTGTTGCGCCATGGTTAACTCAGTGTCGGTCCCCGCCGTTTCCTGTGAATCTGCGCCGACGTTGGGGTTGGCCGTCTTGCTCATCAACGTTTGCAGAGGGTCTGCGGAAGCAGCGGGCGTATCTTTACCCGGAGCGGGGCTTTCGGCAGCTGCGGCCGCCAGGATCACTTTAGCTTCTTCCAAACTCATGTCCGTTGAGAGGGCCAAAGTGGACGCCAGTTTTTGCTTATCAGCCGCTTCCTCGCAACTCATGATAGACGAGATGCGAGTGCGCTCAGCTTGACGCTCGGTGGTTGAATTAACGGCAGGAGTGTCCGCCGCAGGGGTGTCGGCGCCGGGATTGCTTTTTTGGCTTTCCGCGCTCGGTGTTGCTTTAGCTTGAGTAGACATGTCGTCCTCCTCTTCAGTTGTCGAGCCGGAAAGCTCGTTAAGAAACGCCATTACTGCCGAGACGGGCGTCTCGATGGCGTCGACCAATCCCAGACTCAAGGCTTCCTCGGACCGGAAACTTTCGGCCTCTGTATCCATAATAGCCTGGACTTCTAAACCTCGGTTTTCTGCCACCAAGGTCGCGAATTCTTTGCGGCGCACGTCCACATCTTTTTTGACTTTGCGACGGACGTCGTCAGGT